CTTTGATTAATAGTCGCCACTTACTATCTACGGCTCCTTGCTCTACCTCTTGTTTTTGCACTTCCTGCTTTTCCTCTATGTCTACTGCCACCACCTTTAGCACCAGCTTTTGACATTCTTTTTTTAGTTGCTGCTACTGATGAGCCTCCAACTAAATTTATATGTTTTCTTTTTTTTGTTACAGACATTATGTCCTCCTTGTTATTATCCTAAAATTATTGTTATTGGGAACCATTGGTTATGTGCAAAAATGACTGCACTCCCTGCCCCATGCATAAATTCACTTCTTATCCTTGCATGCCCAGCTATTCCAGATGCTGTAACTGCATTTACATTTGTAATTCCAACTGTTGAAGTTACATCGCTATAAGGAAATTGTACTATAGTACCACTTAATGGCGTTGCATTATGGTCTATATCCTGAGCAGAAATCCTACCTATTTGCCATGTTTCACCAGCTGGTGGAATAAACCCTGGTATGGTTTGCGCAGTTGTAGATTCAGCACCTTGTGGATTAATATTCCATTCTAAAGCTACAGTAATAGCTTTATTTCCTGACATATCTTCTTCAGACAATGAAGGTACAATTCCATTTCCAGAATCCCAATGACATTTATGACCTGCAAGTATAGTTAAATTTCTATTTTTTAAATTAGTAGGTATTATTTTAGTTCTATAAGTTACTCCCTCAGTTTCTGGATTTCTAAAATAAGTTGTATAACCTCCATGATATAATCTTCTTTTTTTCATTGTTTCTAAATCAGGTGTATTTATCTTATAAACATCACTTGCGTCAAATGTATTTCCATGAGTAGGGTTAGTATCAATAACCAACCCTATATCTACAGTTATTCTTCCACCGTAAGTACCCCAATATCTTCCATTTCCACTAGTATCACTTGCATATATAGTATCTATTAACGTACCTGCTTTAGTATATTTTTTAATGTACATATCAGTCGATGCATCAAAACATAATTCATAATAATAATTGCAATTATATTCATCTATTAATTCTGCGTGTACTTCAATATCAGAAGTTCCAGTTGTTTGAGACACATACATATCTCCATCAGTTGCATTCTTGTCTCCAGTAGTGCCCAAATAAAAAGGTTTATGATTATATGGTAACCACACATTCCCTCTTCCATAGGCATTTGATGCTACCGTAACATTAGCCATTATGCAATACCACTGTAAGTTTGACGTTAGCTGCTGCTGTTGTGCAATTTGCATCACCACTTGGGGTTAAAGATAACCTCATATAAGGCATTCTTCCATTAGAAGCATAATCATATACAGCCATTCCAACAGTTTCTGCCTCTGCTCCACCACCTGCATCCCATGTTACTAAATCTGCCATTTTGGTATAATTAGTACCATCTATAGACCCTTCCATATCTACATCTACATTTCCAGAATCTGCTGTTATATCATTTAAAGTACCATTTAATGTAATTGTCAAATCCCCTGTAATAGGAAAGTCGAAATGACTAGTTGTAATTGCACCTGTTCCATCTAACCACATTAAACACTCATGTCTAACTTGTCCATTATCACCAGGCACAACCTCTATATTTCGACTCAACCCAGGAGGAGTGCCTGTATTTGCTCCTATTGTTGTCCATTTACTTACTGCCATCTTTCCTCCAATGTTGTGTAGAAGGGGCCGAAGCCCCCTCTACGATTAATAAACTAACCACTTACTACGATGGGTCAACTCCTATACCACCAACTGATAAATCAGTATTACTACTACCTTCTGTCATTTGGATTATTTTCCAAGTACAGTCCTCAGCAGCTAGGGTACTTCCAGCATTAGCATTAAATGCATAATAAGGGAATTGTCCTAAGTTGATTCTTCCTCGAACTCCAGCAACAGTACTAGTTACAACTGCCCCTGTATAATTAGGGTCAACTATAATACTTACTTGCGAAGCTTTGATATCATCCATAACTGCAGTACCTATTAAAGTACCGTCAGTGGCTGCTACCGTTCCTGCATCACCAGTTATTGCAAAGTCATCCGAATAACCACCATAAATATCAACAACAGTAGTAGAACTACCATCAATAGCCGCACTTTCACTATTAGCAACTAATACCCATGGTTTCGAAGGGTCTAAAGATGATGGTGTTTTTAAAGTATAGCCATCATTCTCTGCTGTTGTAGCTGTTACTACACAACTATGTATAGTAGCTCCATTAACAGAGGTTGTTGACCATGCGCCTTGTGTTAAAGCCATTTATCTATCCTCCCCTTAAGAAAACTTAAGAATTGCGTGAGTTTCAGGAAGACTAATTTCCAATCCAGCTTCAGTGATGATTTGGTCTTGCCTACCATCAACGCCGTTGTCTTGTACATTAGTTTCAATGAAGGTGTCTCGACTAACACCATTACCCACAAGTGGTCTGTAAGCTATATTTTTCATATCAACACAAACACAATAATCTTCCCAAGGACCTCTTAATAAAGGTTCTTGTACAAAATGAAGATTACCAAATATAGTATTAACAACTGTAACTGTGTGCCCAAAAGCACCAGGTACTGTATTAACATCTAATCTATATTGAGATGAACCTACAGAATTATTTAGAAAACTTCCATTACCTAATTTGTTTAAGTAAGTAATAACTTTTCTTGAAGCCAAGACTAGTTTGTTACCACTATTACCAGATTCAGGAGCGAAATAATCTTCCATTGCATCTAAGAAAGCATCATAACCAGATGAAGCATAAGACATGTTATAGATTTTACCATATGATTCAGTATAAGGTAAAATACCCCAAGAAGTTCTATAAGATGCTGCTGCACCTGTTTCATTAGAAGCTGCTCCTGTACTAAATAACATAGCTTGTTCTATATCCATTTTATGTTCCATAAGTTTATCTTGCCAAATTCTTTGAAACTCATTAGCAATACCTCTATACTCTGTTGCTAAAGCTGTTCCTGAAAAGATGTTCATTCCAGTTTTGAATATTTGACAATATCCTTCTCTGTCGAATAACTCATCTTCCCAACCAACAGGAGAATCAGTTCCTTCAGCCCATGCACTACCAATAACTTGACCTTTATTACCTATAGCAAAGTTTTCACCAGCATCAATTGCTTGAAGAGGTATTAAACTTTTACCATTTACTTGAGTAATTCCAGCTGTATCAGAATCATGGTTGATAAACTTACCATCTGACAATGTTCCTGTTCTTTCGACTGTTGAAGCGTGGTCCACTTTAAATTTAAAAACTGTACCACTATCTGCTACAACTGCTACAACTGAACCTGG